CTTCGATGACTGAATTACCAAAAAGTTGAAGAGAACTGGTAATATCAGTCCAGAGAGCGTTGCTTAGTTGCGAATTTCGATCATATTGAGATTCAATAAAATCAAATATACACTAAAGCAAGTCACGATTCAATGTTCCATCAAAATTCGTAAAATCACCAGCTAAAAATTGCTTTTCAGCTGGATGAGATACACGAGTTAATCGATGGACCACCAAATCCCACTCTCTGCCATAAACATTAATTCCTACCAAAGAAGTATTGTTTATGCGATTTTCCATTATATTTGCGAATAAATCCAAAAATTGCTGTCGAAACATGACTACAAAATGAAGTGGAGCTGCTGCAAAACAACGAGTTTTTCCTGCATTCACTTTTTCAAGCGTACGCAACTCGTCCTTTGCAGTTGAAGTAAAAAGACACACTGGCCTTTCATTACGCTCAACACATTCTTTATAGTCATTGATGTATTTCAAAAGAATTGGATTATCATAAATAAAATGGAGGTTCTCACCGAGAAAAGAGGTTTTGCCCGTAGAGCCAAATTCTTTCAATTTAATGAAAGGATAGCCAGGGCTTGAACTTCGATTGATTGCTCTCACAAAGTCATTTTCCTCAATTCCTCGTATTGATGTTTGAATATCAAACTCTTTAATTTCACGGTTTTTTGCAAAACTGTAAAAAAGAGCTGAACCAAAGAGATCTTGTTTATTCTTAGAAACAGCAGTACTAACTCCCCGATATTTTTGAATTGCTTTGTTAACGACATGGTCGCCATCAAAGTAACCCAAACGAGCGGGAGCTTTCGTAGTCTCAAATACGGAATTAAACAAGATTCCTTCTGATATTCTAGTTCGATTTTGAGAGTGAACAAAATCTGAGATTTCCATAATGTGATTAAAGTTGTTATCAATCACGGTTTTCTTTTCGAATAAACCTGTTTTGAGTTGTGTGGAGGGGAGTCCTCGAATAGCTTCAGGAGAAGCACTTTCAAGAACTGCATCTATCATTTCACGAGAAACGAGAGCACCAAAACACAAATCAGCATGATCATATCCGGCCATATGGATACCTAAGATTTTGCAACGGACAGCAGGGTCATTAACTAAAATGACGCTACCACAATATCCGCTTTCAGATTGCGCATTATACACCGCAGTTCCCCAATTAAATGTTAATATATCTCCGCTAACAGATCCTATATAATCATCGGGAAGTTCCTTGATGTATGTGTGTTGCCTTTCAACAAACCACTGATCGATACTATTCTTAGTGCTCTTGCGAACAGTAAGAAGAACGCACTTTTTACCAACCATTTTTGACATATCCTCCTTTTTCATGAAATGATCTACAACCTTAGAATGATCTTTAACAGTTCTAGGAAATTGCATAAATACAATATCGTAAGGTCGTTGATTGTCTTCATGTTCAAGGTGGAATATATCGACTGATGTCAATTCAATATCATGGAATGAGCCAAAAGGCCCATCTAACGATACTAAACAGTCACCGAAATGTCCCTCCAGGGTGTCGAGAATGTGAGCGTTACACAGGAATAATTTTCCAGTCACAAACATTCCACGAATGAGTCTTGTTACGTTCAGCTTAGCACATGTAATTGTTATTTCATATTGCTGAGCTGCAAGGAGACGCGCCAAATTAAAATTAATTGAATCGGCACAGCTTTCCTTAATTGGTTCGTTACAAAATTCTTTCGCCTCGGAAACACAGATGTTAAGTTCTTGATTGTGTTTTCGAGCAACTACCTTACCTACAGGTCGACTGTTAGGCTTGGAACTTTTTGTTTTTGTTTTCGATGCATCACCAGAAGAATAGTTTTCTCTTCTTCTGACTTTGTCACCTGTTTTTCCGGTTTTGAATTTCCAAAGAGCAAAAGCACTCAACAACAACAGTGATACACTTGCAATTATTCTTACTTTTTTGCGTGAATTTTCAGTTTTAGTACTCCATTTCGATCTTAAAGATAAAAATTGTGCATAAAACCAATATTTCACGTCCCACAAGAAGAATAATTTCAATTGTAACCACATGTCAGTGGCAAACACCAAAGGCATTTTGTCAACTACTTTGTTCATACTCCACGTCTTAACGTGTTTCTGAGCAAAACCGGCGAGATTTGGATTGTCATTTTGCTGCGGTTGGAATGCAGCATGGCGTTGAGCATGTTTGATAAAATTATCTTTATTTACATTGAATCTAGCGTGTTTTGAACGAATCATATTCGTCAAAATCGTAATAAATTCATCATAACCATAATCTACTCCCGCAATTGTAAAAATATACGGTTCAGTATCAAACAGATCCTGCCTAAATTTAAGCGGATCAGCACACACAACACCATTCACATTTCGAGTGAATGCAGGTTTCAAAGTTACCCAAACTTCAAGATCAATTCGACGTTTATAAGCTTCAGGACTTGATAAATACGACAACTCAGGTGTTACTTCATTGTCTGTTGCAATTATCAAATCAGAATTGAATTTCGCTGTTCGCTTATTTTCAATTTCTGCTACATTCAACAAATGATCTTGATTGTTAGCTAAATTTATGATATCCACTGGAAATGGCGTATCTTCCAAATTTAACTTACTTGGATTTACTTGATTCGCATCATCAACAACATAGATTTTAGAAAAAGAAGAATTATAGTTCGTATGATATTTATTACCCACTGGCTTGTAGTAAACAAATTTAAAATACTCACTCAACTTCTGTTTCTGTACTTCTACTGAATCTCCTGCCAGCTCAAAAATTACTTTAAGAGCATCAGCCGAAATCGCATTAACCATCAATGTCTTTCCAACTCCTGGTTTACCACATAAATGCAGCACCACGGGTTCCTTACGGAACGCGTGACCAGAAACTGGAGACATTTGCACTTTCTTATACAGACTTTGTAAATGAAAATTTACAGAATTAAAAAGCATTCGTAAGGGTCCTACTGTAGGAACAACCTTAGTTAACTCTTGTGCACGAAGCACTAATTCTGTTATTTCATCGAATCCTTGTTCTGAATTCATAAGTGCATGGTTTCCTTCTTTCGTCATCCATTTGCCTATTGTTGTTTGAATTTCTCGAATTTGACTTTCAATTTCTTCTTGAGGTGTTGTTTCGTCCATTACATAATTGCTTACGCGTTTGACGATATCAATAAGAAATTGAATTCCTCCTGCTTGTCTTGGCAAAGTACCAAGCGATGCGATAATATGATTCGTTCGCGACACACTTGGCTTCTTTCCAAAGAAAAAAACCAAGATTACTGTCACGAGCGATGTAATACTATCAAAATTCGACTCAGCATAATTCAATGATTGCTTGCGCAACACATCGTCTTGTATTGACAAATAGTCTCGCAAAACATTGTTCATCAGAGCCATAACAGCTCCAATCGCAATTCCTTTCACTTGAAATAATTTGTACAGAGTCGACATCGCAAGATATTTTGCCTCCCAACTTTTGCTACGCACAATTGCCGAAATCGAAACAATAACATCAGTCCATTTTACTAGACCACGCAATTCATCTGGAAGTGTTGCTAAAATTCTTTCTAAATCATTCAAAAATTGAAATTCATGACTATGAGTCACTTTAACATTCAAAAATTGTTTTTTTGGAAATAATTCACGCATCACTTGCTTATGAGCTGCAGTTTGTCGTTTTTGTTTCACAAGCTTTGTCTTCTTCGCCTTACTATCAGATCCGATATCATCAGACCTCATACTAAGACGGGCGAGTCGATCAATCACAGAAATTACTTCCTTATGACTTTTCGAATCGCGCTTTGTGTTTTCTTCTCCTGGTCCAGGATTTGGTTCCACGCCTTCATCACATAAATCCTTACACCACGATTTCTCGCAGCTTGAGGTTAAATGTTCCAACATGAATTCATAACCAAAACTTGGGTGATTATACCAAGCTCTACTTATACGATCAGCAAATTTATATGAGTTTTCATACGTGTAAACTATTACAAAAAACATTCTCTTTCTACAGAGAACGCAATGGTAAGAACTTTCACGTACTACTCGAGGATCACCTCTACGAAGACTAACATGTAATCTATATTCGTAAAATTGTTCCTCTCTCACATTTGAGAAAATATAAGTAAAGCCTGATTTAACAACCTTACCATGGTCACAACCATAGTCAGGTCCAGGATTTTCTTCAATACCTTCACGTACTAACTTCTTCTTATCAAAGAAAGCTTTCGTGATGGCTTGTTGAATTGTTTTCCAGTCGCAAGAAGGTGCTACACCTTCGGTAACTGGAGACGATATGCCGGAGTCCAAAATTCTTTTGGAGCTAGCGAGTCGTGCTTTTCTTTTCAATTCAGCTATAAAAGCCGAATCAAATGGATTGAGTTCATCAACTAAAGTTTGAGCTAAATTAGCTCGTTCTAATTGATTCACTTCCATCATCAATTGCCATGTATCCCATGGCAACATAAAAGCAGGTTTAATTGCTTTTACTTTTGACAATGTTGGTCGTTTCTTTTTCAAGCCGACAACTTGCTTCACTGGCCTCTTCTTCCATAATCTGGAAGGAGCCCAATAAAGATTATAATAAAAAGTAAAACCATCAACTTCATGGATAAATCCACGAAGAAGTTGATCCTTCAATCCATCAGTGATCTTACCGTCACAACCAAGAGTTTTCTTGGAAGTAACAGTCACAAAATTATTTTCAGTTTGTAAAAGAGACATGTTTTTATGAAACGCATCACTGCGTCAATTCATCTTTTTCCAGGCGCGTCACCAAATTCGGCCGCTAAGTTCCACAAAAGACTATCTCGGATATTTTATTAGAATCGTTGTGCTGCTGCAAATTAAAAGAATAACCTGAAAATTAAAAATAAACGTACAGCGTTACTAGATTTTCAAAAATACACCTAAGAACCTTATGAATTAAATGCAAAGTTTATAAGGGATCACTAAACATTATCGTTATTAAGCGGTTAACGACAACCAAAATTGGAATAATAATTAAAATGAAGGAGAATCTTTCCTGAGAATTACTTATAGTAATACATTAAACAGAAATATCTCTTCGACACTAAAATTAATAAAATAAATAAAGTTTATAAACTTAACCAATACAGAGCCTACATAAATGCGGGTAGTAATATTGGAGCTATAAATAAACTGAATTATACAAATCATTTGAGGATGAAATTCCTTTTGCAATTTGTCTTATTAACGAATTGTAATTACTGGCCGTATAGAAACTATAATTTAATTGATTTTTATCAATTAGAGTTCCTTGCGGGATTCTATTACATCATTGGAGAGCACACATAAACTAATTAAAGTTATTCGAGCTCAAATCCTAAGATAAAATAAACACACCGAAAAATCGGTCAAAACATAAATATAGTAGATTGCTAAC